GGGTTCATTAGATTGATTGCCTAATTTTTTAGGACTTGTTTTCTTGGATTTAATTTTAAAATCCCCTTCTTGTTTTACTTCTGACATAATATAATATAATTAAATAATTGTTTAGTATCACCTAGGCTCGAACTGTTCTAGTCCAAAACCACCTAGATTATCATTACCAGCGGATTCAAAATCCGTAGGTAGCAAATCATTTTGTCTTTGATTTATTAACTCTGATTGTTGTGTTCCTTGTATTCTAACTCTTTTATCTTTTCTATCTTCTGTAGCAGCTTCTTTCTGCTTTTGAACATCAGCTTGAGCTTTAGCTAATTGAAGCTGGTAGTTAAACTCTTCAGCCATTAACTCTCTTTTTATTTGAGCTTCAGTTTGCATTCTTTGTATTTCAAACTGCGACTTAGCTTGCTCTATGCTTACCTTCTCTTGAGTGAGTGCTTGTTGTTTTTGTACTTCAGCCATAGCGGCTTTTTCCGCAGACTCTGCATTTGCTTGTGCTTGTGCTTGAATATTAGCTTGTTGCTGTTCTTGTTCTCTTTTTATTTTTTGACTTTGTCTCATCTTTAAGAACTGATTAGCTAGCTTTATGTTCTTAATATCTCTAATATCTATAGCGTCAGATAAAGCAATTGCTTGTGTTTGTAAAGCAACTTGTATGTTCTGTTCTAATAAAGCTTTTTCTTCATCCTCTGGTTCTAGTTCTAAGTAAATACCAAAATCATGAAGCTGCAAATTAATTAATTCTTCTAGAGTTTTTGTATTAAACGTGCTTATAGCGTTTGTCAAAGCATTTTCAGTTAAAGGGTTTTCAATAACATCAGCTACTTTTAAACTTATATTTTCACAAGTTCTAACTGTTAAGTATAACAAAGAATCTAATACATGCTTAGTTGCAATATTAGAAGCGTTAGCAGCCATTTTTTGCAAACCTAGCAATGAATCTTTATTTGGAGCGCTACCATCTCTAGCTTCGTTTAATCCGGTTACGTCCCTTATCATTTGTAAATAGTACTGATATGTACCTATTAAACTTTGTATTTTTGCTTGACCGCTTGAAGATGATAATTCTTGTACAGGCACTTTACCTCTATTCAATTCACCATCTTGTGTAAGTGATCTACCTACAACAGAACCTGTTTGAAAATACATGTTTAATGCTTCAGCTGGATTGTATGTTGTGCCATTACCCAAGTCGACTTCTGCTAAACCATCCATATCTAAGAATACACCATCTGGTACTATTCTAGACATCACTTGTTGTAATTTAAGGTGCGTTATTTGGATCATATCAGCAAAGCTAGTAATTTTACTAACTATAGACTCTATACGTCCCTTATACATTCTAGGTGCTGATATACAGTAATTCATCATTACTTTTGTAGTATCAGCTGTTGGTCTAGTCATATTTTCAGCCAACTTCCATTCTAGCATCATATTTGTACCTAGTACTTTTGCCCCAGTGTATAAAACTTCTATTGTTCTAGATATTCTTTCAAAGTTATCGTTAACTGGTGGATTAAATGTGTCAGGCTTTTCTAAAGTTTTTTCTAACCCTTGATCTGTTTTCTTTATTTTAAATACCTGATCTGAGTATGTTTTGTATTCAAAGTATAAAACTTGAATAGTATTTTCATCGTAATTACCCCAGTTTGTTACATACTGAGAATTACCAGGCATATCCTGTATCTTTTCCAACTCTGATGCCGATAATGATGGAAATTGTTTTTTAAGTTCTGCTAAAGATATAGATTTCACCTCACCTACATAATATATATCTTCAAAGTTTGGATCTTCTGTATATGAATAAATCATATTAGCAGGGTCAACATAGTCAGTAACTATACCCTCTGACTTATTAAATGATGTTTTAACAGCTCCAATACCTATAGTTGTTAAATCGTGTGCTAAACGTTTTTTCGTCTCATTGTACTTGTTAAATGAAAGAACATTGTTTATAACCTCTTCTTCAGCTATCTCCACGTTCTGCTTGTAAGTCATCTGCATATGTATATCAAGCTCTTCCTTGCTTTGAGGTAAAGCTTCTAAGTCACCTGTCATAGAAAAGTCCATGCCTAAGTTTTGCTGTATGTTTTGTAGAGCTTCTTTAGTATTCATGTCTCTCTCAACAGCTGCAGCGTAATCAGTTCTACTTTTAACAGAAAAAGGATCTTGAGCAAATGCACTTATTTCATAAGTTTTATTTGACATTCCATTTACAACAATGTCAACGAATTTTGATATAACTGGTATTGGTTTCCAATCTAAATTAAGATAAGATAAATCGCCATTTATAGACAACTCATCTTTGTACTTTTGTATTGATTGCTCTCCTCTAGCATATAATCGTAGTGAGTGAAAGCTATTCCAATTATTTAAGTATCTATTACCGTTACCTCTTCCTTGATTGAACCATTCTTGTTCAATAGCTCTAGAGACTTGCAAGCCGTAATCGTAACTAGCTTTTACTTCGTCGCTAACAACCTGGTTAGGGAAAGAACTATCGGTATTTGTTTGTATTTTCATTTATCTTAATATTTTAGACGTAGAACCTCTATTGTCATATCTTTTAATTCCTAAATCGTAAACCTTTTTTTGCACTGGACTAACTGGTGAATATAAGTTTTTGTTACAAGCCATTATTGCTAAACCAGAACTTATAGAAGCATCATGCTTTGTTCTGTTATTTATATTAAATTTACCCCAGTCTTCTAATGTTCTTTGAAAGTACATATCTCCATAACCAGCTTCTGTTTGTCCAACGCAAGTTTCTATATATGATTCTATAGCTGCAGCGTGTGCTTGTTTTATATCTTCACTAGAGTTTGGTATACCACCTATCTCTCTTTCAGTTACAGATAATTTATTTAATCTTTTATCAGGTCTGTTCATTGAAAAGCCTCTATAGCCTCTTCTTTTAAAATGATACAGTAATCTAGGTTTATTGTTTTCCGCAAGTATTGGCATACCGTAAAATATGCAAGCCATTAATACGTCTTCAAAAAATATTTCAGCAGTTTGTGGTCTAGCTATATATTCTAAAAAGAATCTGTTAGGCGGAACATCTTCCATACTAAACTTAGTTAAACCGTGTAAAGCTCCGTTAGAACCTCTTTTATCAACTGTACCTGATATATCATAACTGTCACATCCAAAAGCGCCACAGTGTTCGTTACCTGGATATTTTGTATTACCTTTTGTTATAACTCTGTTTTGCATTTGTACAGGTGGTACCCAACTAATGTTGAACCTACCGTTTTTATTTGGTACAAATATCACCTTAGTATCTTTAACGCCGTTTTCCCACATAAAACTTCCGGTGGTTATTATCGATGTATTTCTAAGGTCTTCGTTATAATCTATTTGTTCGTATATCTTTGTTAAATTAAACAGAGATTGCTTTGCTTCATCTCTAAAAGCGTGTTGCTCTGTTCTTGGAAACTGACGGTAGTATTCGTTTAAACCATCTTGATCTCCTTTTAATCCTTCAACTTCATTGTTCCAGTATTCAATTACACCTTGTCTTATAGGTGATCCGTCAGGACCTTCAACTGGTTTTTTTGGCGTTTCAAATACAGGAAATCCATAAGAATCAATGTATCCCTCGTAGTTCCATTCCATAGGAATGAACAAGCTATAGAGTCCCGAACGAGTCTGTCCATTTGCATTTCTTTTTGTTGCGTCGGAGTCATAGTATAGTTTTTTAAAGTTCTCACCACCTTTGTCTAAAGCATTTGATGTACTACCCATCATACACTTACCTATAATTTTTGAACCTAATCTCAAACAAGTTTTTGTAACTCTCCAATTATTTAATATGTTTGTAGGTCTTTCCCATTTACCACTTTCATCGTGGACTAATAGTTTTAATTTTTCCCCGTCGTACGAGTTGTCTCCGGTGTTTTTCCAGTCGATCGTGGTATCGAGACCGGTAATTTCTTGTAGCTTTTCATTGGTATCAAGCTTTTTTCTCGTAAATTTAGAGGCCGGGACTCTGTACGCGAGCTCCGTTTTTGGCCTGTCCATACCGTCCTGGATTGGTTTGAAGAAGAACGGGTAATTAACTGAGATGGGTACAACTTTATCTGTAAACATCTTTTTTGCATCTGGACCAGACTTTGATAAAATGCCGAATCTGGAGTCTGTTGATATTGTAGCTTGATTAACCGTTTCGCCTGAGGCCATGAAAGAAAACCCTGACCGTCTGTTCTTAAGATAGCACATTCCGTAACAACGAACATCTGATTTACAAGCTTCCCAGAATATAAAGAATAATCTGTTTGACTCCCTAAAGTCTGCTGCCCCAACATCAATTTTGGACCACTGCAAGTACATGTAGTGAGTACCAGTAATATAAGAAGGCTTGTCTTTATTAAAAAACCAAAAACCTTCTTCACGCCTTTTAAATTCTGTATCAATATAGTCATACCACTTTTCTTTAAATTGTGAAGGGTATTCGTCCCAATCAAATACCGATTTTATCTTTGAAAGCTCTTTTGGGTATTCCGTGTGTTTCCACTTGTCTCCTTCAAATTTAATAACATCATCTTTCTTTGGCAATGCTATTTTTACTCCTTGTATTTCGTAAACCTCTCCTATCTGCCCGGTCTTACTGATTACAACTACGTCGTATTCTTCGTTATAACCGTACTCCCATTTCTTATACCTGTTTAACCTTTTTAATATCTTAGGTTTGATATAGTCTTTTAATACTGCTACTAAGGTTTGTTCGTACATTATCTAGATCTTCCTTCTGCAAAACCTTTAAAAGCTTTTTCTTCCTTAGCTTCTTTTGGGTTTTCATTTAATCTTTCATCCTCCTCTTCTATTCTAGCAAGTATTTCAAAAGCATCGAATATAGCTAATTTTTTAGTTGCGGCAGCATTTTTAAGTCTGTCAGCTGATAAATCATCTTCTGAGTCAACGATCTTTTCTTCTGCCACTTTAATTAACTCCTTAACTGCTTTTTGCCCAGCTAGGATTATATTCTTCTTGGTTT